TTATAAGATATATTTTATATATTATATATATAAATCTTATATCTTGTAGTGTGTATGTGTTATGGTAAAGAATATAAGTAAATCTACTAAGATAGTAAAGGAGGACAACGACTTTGGTGGAAAGCAATAAACTCAAAAAGAAGCCTTATCAAGTTCCTGATCTGGAACCAGGAGACAATACCAAGTACATCAACCACTCCCTGACAATCATGAAATGGGACAAGCCGGACATGGACAGCTTGGAGGCGGTACAGAAACGGTGCTTCGACTATTTCAGCTTGTGCGCGGAAAATGACATGAAGCCGACCTTCGCCGGATTCGCATTGGCGTTCGGCGTGGACAGAATGACTATGTGGAGATGGTGCAATAATCAGCCTAGAAGCAGGGATTTAAGCGACTCTGTGCGTGACACTATCAAAAAAGCGAGGGATTTAATCAACGCTCAGATGGAGGATTTCATGCAAAATGGCAAGATTAACCCCGTTGCCGGAATTTTTCTGATGAAAAACAATATGAACTACACAGACCAGCAGGAGGTGGTTTTGAAGCCGGATAATCCGCTTGGAGAGCGGGCAGACCCGGAGAAGCTGCGGCAGAAGTATCTGGAAGATGTTCGCGGTAGCGGTGCGACTATCATTGACGCAGAGAACGGAGACTGAGCGACTATCAACGACTATGCCAGCGACTTTGATCCAGCGACTATAGCGACTATGAAAACACCCCGGAGGTCTTTCGACTTTCGGGGCGACTTTCTGCGACTATGAAACGGGACTTTTCGGCTGCGACTTTGCGACTATGGCTCACGAGCTGGGAGCCTTGCGGGGATTTTCAGCCCTGACGCAAAAACATGGCGGGGAATCTGGCCGGAATCGTGGCGGCCTCTGGTGGCTCGTGAGGGGGGCGCTCCTGCACCGTCGCAGAGGGCAGAACGCCGGAGGGTGCAGAAAGCGCTAAGACGGGCGAAAAGCTGCGGGGGTATCCTGGCATATCCGGCGCAGTAATAGGGGCAATCTAGGGCGCTGAGAGCCCCACACGCTGCATAAAATGCCGTGCGGCATTGCGTGACGCCCATACATGCCCATTTTGAGCCGGGAACGATGTTTAATGTTAATTTATATTTCCGAAATAAAACCCGCTTAGAAAGATGCTGAGAGCCTTACAGGGCATAGCAAGAGAAAAGCCCCGCCACGTTGGCAGGGCAAACGGACAACGCCGCGCCTGATCTGGACGCGGACAGAAAGAAAAGCCGCCCGGACAATGCCCGGACGGCTTGAAATATTATTTGCTGATCTTCAGTAGCTCCGCCAGCACCAGCAGCGGGAAAAACAGAATTGCAAGCAGTGCCACGGCTACACCCCCCCCTAACCCACGCACACCCAAACAAAAGCGGGGTTATATTTCCGGCCTTTATAGGGCTTTACCGTGATATTGCAAAAGCAATTCGCAACCCCTTGCGCCCATGTAACATAGTGTATAAAGCCCGCTACATTATCCGGGGAAATCAGATAGCAGCTTGCGCCGCCGTGCTTTTTCCTTGCGTATACCATGCTTTACGCCCCCATTCTAATACATTCATCAAACGGAATTTTATACCCGTCAACCCTAAAAAATGCGCTTTCCGTTATGGGATAGTAGATTTTACAACGGTGGAAACGCCGCGCCGCTTTCCCGCCATACCAACAACCCGACACGCAATAAACATAATCGTCAATGCCGTATTCAATGCCCTTTATTTCAAGCCCATTCAAGCCGCTGTAATAGGCGATACTTTCCCGGCTTTCGCAATATTCCCGTTTATTCATGATTGCAAACCCCCTTTATAAAATCCCTTGCAAGGCTTTTCAGGCTTTCCCGCTGCTGATCATAGGACAGGCTATAATCATAACGGATTTTTTCGGCTTGCGTTTCGTACCGTTCCCGCAATTCATAGGGCGGGCGAATATTTCCAAATGGTGCATATCCTGTTACAATAGCAACCCCGCCGCCCATGTCGTAAATATCCGCCGCCCAACCTTCACGGCGTACTGTGTACGCAACCGGGTTTTCATAATTCAAAAGATTTTGCAATCCGCAATATGGAACGCAAATAATTGCGTTGTAATTCGCCCTGATTTCCTTTTGTGTTGCCTTGAATTTCATTTTTATTTCCTCCTTGTAATTCTGCGGAGGCCGTGCTATAATAGCTGTGCCCCCTTGTGTGGTGCGCTCCCGGGTTGCTTGCTACGGCGTCGGGGGCGCTTTTTTGTTTACGTGAACATTATACACAATATATTTTGTATTGTCAATAGGAAAATGCAAAATATTTTATGTATCATGGTTCAGATTCTGCCGTATTTTATATGCGCACATAATAGCATAAATGTCTATAACACAAGTACATACACCTAGTCCACGATACAAGGACACGAAAACACCACAAAACGCGGAGAAATCAGAACATTTTCAATAAATATTGCATTTTGACGTATGCTTTTATAGCCATGAACGCAACCAAATATTTATTTTGTTGCGTTCGTTTTGCCGTTCATGCCGATACGGTCAAAATATGTTTGTATAGCGTGGACAGTTTGCATTTCCTGGATCTTGTGCCGTCCGGCACTGCCCAGCGGTTCCGGCTGCTGCTGGATAGCACCGGGGGCGGGGGATATGGCCAGCCTGATTCGGCGGGGGTTAGCCCCACAAGCACCCGCAAAAATAAAAAGCCCCCTCTCCTTCTCGAAAAATCCCGAAAAAGAAAAAAAGACCTCCAAACGGAAGTCTTGAAAGATTGGGAATGTGGGAAAAATCTAAAAAAGTTATTAAAAAATTATTTGACAACGCTTCTGTAAAGGTCTATAATAATAACACAGGGAACACCTGCTGGTAACAGATGTCCCCTGCGGTGGGAACCCAGACGGTTGCCACGAGCATACAAGTTAGTAGGTCGAGAGCTTAGCGCTCAAACAACCGTGAGCCGTTCTGCTGTGAACAGACGGCTCACTTCTTTCTGTTATGGAACTTGTCCCACGCTTGGACGAGAATCCAGCAGATAGACACAATCCAGAAAACATCTTGAAGAGTTATGTATGGTCACCTCCATGAGAAATAAATTTCCCGCGAGGGCTATACACACGCCTCCATTCCGCACTCGCGGGATGACAGGCAACCGTCTTTTTAACCGTACACCGTCTACAAAGGAGATAGGCTATGGCAAGCCAGGAAACTCGACGCGGACGGTGGGTTCCACGGAATTTATTATACACAGATTGTCGAATAATGTCAACTTAATGAGAGCCATCCTTTGCGGGGGTTCTCTTATTTTTTATGCTGCACAAAATCAACATTTCAAAAATCCCGCAAAAACAAAAAAGGAACTACCAGACCTAAAAAATCGCCAAAAAGCAAAAAGGGCCTTTTCCCCATTTAGAAAATCTTCCAAAAGATAAAAAGGCGGAAATAAAATTTATAGAAGCGCCGCTCAGACGCAATAATAAAACAAAATAAATTTATTAAATATTATATTGACATGCGAATATATCTGGTGTATATTAAAGACACATAGGGGGTGCCACCAATGCAGATAAACAAAGCGGTCAGACAGGTAATGCGAGATAAAGGCGTTACGCTTCTTTCCATGGCGAAAGCGATAGGGAAGCAAAAAGCCAATGAAGTCAGCGCTAGACTAACAAACCCAAACATGTCCTTTGACAAAGCAGTCGAAATGCTGGACGTTCTGGGCTATGAGGTAGTCATTCAGGAGCGAAAGCCCGGTGCCAGAAGAGCAGATCAGATCGTGATTGACCAAAAGGAAAGCTGAAATACGACGTAGGGGGGGTAATTATGCAGGCTGTATCAACCGCCATGTACACGCTTTTTGCAATCGAAATACTTGCGCTTCCTATTTTGCTCATCATCTGGGTTATCCGAAAAATACAAAAGAAGCCTAAAATGAAATGGGTCAAATGGTTCTGGCTTTCTTTTGCTTTATTTTTGATAATCGGAGTGTCAACAAATCCTTCCACATGGTGCGAACATGAATACAAGCTGGTGGAAAGCAAAGAAGCATCCTGCACCGAAAACGGGTACGAGAAGTACCATTGTAATCTTTGCGGTGGCGATAAAAAAGAAACCTTAAAGAAACTCGGGCATTCTATGGAAGATGTTCGGCGGGTAGAGCCCACGGACGATAAGGACGGCGAATATGTCCAGAGGTGTACACGATGCGGATATGAAAAAATAGAAGTACTTCCAATGCTCAGAAAATCCGCTGAGCAGAAAACAGGAAGTTCGACATTGAAGAAAACTGAACCTACCACAGAACCCGCAGATACTTCTGTTGCTTACGACGATATATACAATGCATACAAAGAGAACGAGCTTTTGGCAAATGATACATACCGATACAACCGATACCGTATTACTGCGACAATCGACGGAATGAGCACCGGCGGGCTTCTGAATCTGACAGGCGGCGCTACACTGACGATGGAAGCCAGAGTCGGTAATACCATCGTTTACTTCTACGCAGAATTTGAGAAAGATCAGGAAGATGCCCTGAAAACAGTCAAAGTGGGAGATACGATTACATTTGAAGGAAAATGCATTGGAAGAGGTGGATTCACTGACTGCGAACTGAAATAAGGAGGTCTGACCTATGTGGGTGTTGCTAATTATTCTGTTCCCCATATTCGTGCTGATAGAGCTTATGAAGCATGTATAGGGGGCAAACCCATAAGTGAATAAATGTTCCCATAGGTGGGAGCCATAGCCGAAGGGCTGCTTGTGCTGAGATACGCACGGGCAGCCCTTATTTTTGTATCAGGAGGGAATTTATGAAAATCGACGTTTTGGGAGCTGAATATACGCTTACAGTATGTCAGGGCAGCAAAGAGCCAAGGCTCAAGGATTGTGACGGTTTCTGTGATGAAACTACGAAAGAGATGCTGGTCGAAAATTACGAAGACAGCAAGTGGGAACCAAATTGCAAGCAAAACCTTCTGGCTCAGACAAACAAGGTGAAGCGGCATGAGATCATTCACGCATTTCTATTTGAAAGCGGCCTTGCTGAAAACTCTTACTGGGCACAAAACGAGGAAATGGTGGATTTCTTCGCAATTCAGTTTCCAAAACTGCTGAAAGCATTCGAACAAGCTGACGCTCTGTGAGGTGAGAGTATGGATTATGGGAAATTGTCAACCTCCATTCTGGGGGCTATCGAGAACAGACCGGGTGATATCGGGGCATATGAAGACCTGTTTTCCCTGTGTCAGGCATGGGCTGAGACTGATTTCACGGCGGCGCATCGGGCGAATAAGCATCTGAAATACCTGTGCGCCGAAATAATGGGTAAAGCTCCTACGCCTCAGGTGGAGGGGTTCTACAGCCTTTGGCGGCGGGGGCTATTGTTTGAGGCTCCATATGACTTTGACAGCTATCTGACCTATATTGAATTGGACAGGAAGCTAGAAAAACGGTTTTATCAGCCGAGAAAGCACTACTTAAAACGATATGTGGACGCATACCAGAAGATTCTGGACGGGGAATTGGACTTTTTATCGATTTCCATGCCTAAGCGCGCTGGGAAATCCCAGTTGGGAATCAATTTCACAAATATGCTTTCCGGGAAATTCCCCGAAAAGGCGACACTTATGGAAGGAACCGGTGACGATTTGGTCAATTCTTTCTACAAGGGCTGTCTGGAATATCTTCAAACACCGAGCGAATACCTGTTCTACGACGTTTTCCCGGAAAGCAAGCTGGTTCAGACGAATGCAGATACGAAGACGTTGAATCTCATGAACAAATCCAGATTTCCAACAATCATGTGTCGCTCCATTGACGCACGACAGGTCGGCTTATCCGAAGCTACAAACCTGTTATACCTTGATGACTGTGTCGAAGGGCGGGAAGAGGCAAAGAACCGGCAGCGTCTTGACGAGAAGTGGGAGGTAATTTCTGGTGACATTATCGGCCGTGCCATCGAAGGAACGCCCATTGTTATCTGCGGTACACGGTATTCCCTGTATGACCCAATTGGACGGTTACAAGAGGAAATGAAGAAACAGAACAAACGCTGTGAGATCATTGAAACCCCTGCCCTTGACCTTGTCACGGACGAAAGCAATTTTGAGTATATCCGAGACGGGAAAAAAGTGTTCACAACACAGTATTTCCGAGATCAGCGGGATATGCTGTCCGCGGAACAATTTGAATCCGAGTTTCAGCAGCAGCCATTTGAAGCAAAGGGGCTTCTTTTCCCAGAAGGCAATTTGAACCGGTTTTTTGAACTCCCCGTTGACAAGGAGCCGGATACCATCATTGCCGCCTGTGATACAGCAGACAAGGGAGCAGACTACTGCGCCATGCCGATTGCGGCGGTCTATGGGCAGGAAGTGTACATTATCGACGTTGTTTTTGATGATTCTACCCCAGAAGTCACAAAACCAGAAGTCGCAAAGGCTTTGATTAACAACAAGGTCGTATCTGCCATGTTTGAAAGCAACAATGCTGGCAGTTACTTTGCAAGGGACGTGCAGGATATTCTCAAAAGCAGAGAATATATGTGTAGCATTCGGACAAAACGAACGATCAGTAACAAACAGACCCGAATTGAGTTCGCGTCAGACAATATCCTGAAACATTTCTATTTCAAGCATCCGTCCACATATGCAAGGAACAGCCAGTATGCAGAGTTCATGCAACAGGTCACAACATATACCCGTTCCGGGAAAGTGGCTCATGATGACGGGGCAGATTCGCTAAGCCTACTTGAAAACGAACTCCGGGGCTTGGTTGGAACGAAAGTTGAAGTGTTTGCGAGACCGTTCTAAAATAATGCTTGACTTTTGCCATTGCATAATATATAATAATGCCATGGCAAAAGAGAGGTGATGATATGTCGCCACGAACCGGAAGGCCAGTCAAAGGTAATAGCAAGCGAGATAAAAGTTTACAGCTTAGAATGAGCAAAGAGGAACTTGAAATTCTTGATTTTTGTGCAGAAAAACTTGAAATTTCAAGAACAGATGTGGTAAACAAAGGTATTTTGCTTGTAAAGAAAGAACTGGACAAAAAAGAATAACCGCAACCTGCCGCCGTAGGAAGTGAACAGGTTACGGTTATCAAAACACCAGCCCGAAGGATGGTAAATCCATTCTATCATTCCTCTGGGCTGAAATCAAGGAGGAAAATTTATGAATAACGAAATCAAGGTATTCAGCAACGAGGAATTTGGTTCTATTCGCAGAGTTGAAGTCGATGGCGAATTTTGGCTTGTCGGCAAGGATGTGGCGGTGCTTGGGTACAGCAATCCTCGGAAAGCCCTCGCTGACCATGTTGATGAAGAAGACAAGGGAGTAACGAAATGTGACACCCTTGGTGGAACGCAGGATATGACCGTCATCAACGAAAGTGGCCTTTATTCCCTTGTGCTTTCCAGCAAGCTCCCCTCTGCCAAGAAGTTCCGCCGGTGGGTCACTTCCGAAGTGCTGCCTTCCATCCGCAAGCACGGAGCCTACATGACCCCGGAAACGCTGGAAGCGGCGATTCTGAACCCGGATTACCTGCTGAAAGTGGCAACCGCTCTGAAAGAGGAAACGGACAAGCGGAAAGCCTTGGAATCCAAAGTCCAGGCCGATGCACCCAAAGTCCTGTTTGCGGACAGTGTGGCCGCTTCCAGTAGCACGGTTCTTGTGGGTGAGTTGGCAAAGATCATGCGGCAGAATGGTGTGGACATGGGCGAAAGACGGCTGTTCCGGTGGATGCGGGACAATGGGTACTTAATCAAGCGCAACGGCACGGATTACAACATGCCTACGCAGGCCAGCATGGAGCAGGGGCTCTTCCGTATCAAGGAAACGGTCATCAATCACAGTGACGGACATACCTCTGTGAGCAAGACACCGAAAGTTACCGGCAAAGGACAGACGTTCTTCCTGAATAAGTTTCTGGGGGAGGGCAAGACCGTATGACAACCGCAAAAATGAACGAAATCTGGATGAATGCTCACATGGCTCTTGCAACAACGGAAATGCTGTTGGATATGCTTGACATGGAGGCTGCCCCCGAAACCGGGGAACTTGCCCTTGGTAAGGCGCGGGTTGGGATGTACTGCGACGTTCTGGCTGCTGTTTGCAGCCAGATTAAAGGGATCGCAGACACGATTAGCGGCAAATAACAAGTAAATATTGGATGTGAGCGCGTTGGGTGTAGGTAACTTCACCCGATGCGCTTTGTGTTTTTATTCTCCGATGGTTTACGAACGAGAAATAAGTAGACAACCATCCGCCACTGTGGTATAATGGTAAATGAGAAAATAGATTTCTGGGAAAGGGGGTGCGTAATACGGAGAGCAGACGGTTATTCGGGCGTCGGGTGATTTACACCGAGGTTACGGATATAAACGAGGGGAATATCATCGACGTGCTACAAAAGGCACTGTTTACGCACCTTGCCAATCAGGCGGACATTGACTACCTGTACCGGTACTACCGGGGGGATCAGCCGATTTTGTACCGGCAGAAGGAAGTTCGCCCGGAAATCAACAACACGGTGGTGGAGAACCGGGCAAATGAGATCGTTTCCTTCAAGACCGGGTATCTGGTGGGGGAGCCGGTGCAGTATGTGAGCCGGGGCGGTGAGGAAAGCGTTGCTTCCGAGGTGCTGACCCTGAATGACTACATGCTGAGCGAGGACAAGCCCTTCAAGGACAAGGAACTTGTGGACTGGATGCACATCTGCGGCACGTCCTATCGGATGGTTCTACCGGACGCGCTGGCGGACGTGGAGGAGGAAGAAGCACCCTTTGAGATATTCACCCTTGACCCCCGTTTCGCCTTTGTGGTGTACTCCGTGGGGCTGGGGCACAAGCCCATGATGGGGGTGCGGTACGTTCTGAAAGAGGACGGGGCGCTTGTTTTCTCCTGCTGGACGGAAAACCGGTATTTCGAGGTGTGGAACACGTGGAGCGTGGTTCATGCCGAGGATCAGATTTTCGGCATTCCCATTGTGGAGTACCCGGCAAACAATGCACGGCTGGGTGCCTTTGAGATCGTCATTCCCCTGCTGGACGCCATCAACATGACGGAGAGCAACCGCATTGACGGGGTGGAGCAATTCGTGCAGGCACTCATGCTGTTCCACAACGTGGATATTTCCAGCGAGGACTTCGGAAAGCTGAAAGAGCTGGGGGCCATCAAGTACAAGGACATTGATTCCACCCTGAAAGCGGAGATCACCTATCTGAACTCCGAGCTGAACCAGGCACAGACGCAAACGCTTGTGGACAGCATGTATGAAACCGTGCTGACCATCTGCGGGATGCCAAACCGAAACGGAGGTTCCTCTACCTCCGACACCGGGTCTGCGGTCATCATGCGGGACGGCTGGTCAGCGGCGGAGGCTCGGGCAAAGGACACGGAGCCGGTTTTCAAGAAGTCCGAAAAGGAGTTTTTGAAGCTGGTTCTGCGTATTTGCCGGGACATGGGGCACCTGAGTTTGAAACTGTCAGCTCTGGAGATTCGCTTCACCCGGCGGAATTACGAGAATATCGCGCAGAAAGCCAGTGTGCTTGTTACCATGCTGGGGTGTGAAAAGATTGCACCGGAGCTGGCATTTACCCATTCCGGCATGTTCAGCGATCCACAGCTTGCTTACCGCATGAGCATGGATTACATGGCGGAACAGGAGAAACAGGCAGAAAAGCTTGCCGCGCAGAACGGAGGGAACGGCGATGGAAGCGGAAACCAAAGTGAGAACCAAACTGACGGCGGAAGCGGTTCGGGCGATTGAGGAAATCATCCACCGCCGGAATCAGGCGGAAATCAAAGTCGAACAAGGCCAGATCGTGGTCATTGAGATTCGGCGTAAGAAGGTTAACTGACTGTTTGGCAAAGAGCGCCGCACCTTTCGCGGAAGAGCCACACCAAATGGTATAATTTGTGACTGCTCTAGGGAGCAGCGAACAGCCGAAGGGCTTCTGATACCAGAAATGGTATTGGAAGTCCTTCTTTTTTACACTGCGGCATCGATAAGCGGTAAGGCAAACAGAAACTTAAAATTAGGCGCGGCAGACAGCGAATGGGGTTCACCTCTCCCCCCACAGAAGGCCGTTCAAATCGGCCTCGCGCCATATATATCGCCGATGGCCTCCCTATCGGCGATGAAATCCGGAAACGGACAAAGCGGTTCCCCGGCACCGTAAGCCGGGGATATGTGGGTTGTTAGCTCAGCTGGTAGAGCAACGGACTGTTAATCCGCAGGTCACAGGATCGAAGCCTGTACAGCCCTCCATAACAGCAGCAGGGAAGCTGCTCTATCAAAAACGCAGACGGGAGACAACCCGAAAAAACAGAGATCACGGCGGAGGGAACCGCCTAACCAAACGCAGGAGGAATAATTATGGCAAAAATCGACACAAATCTCATTGAAGGTTATGCGGACATGACCCCGGAACAGAAGCTTGCCGCTTTGGAGGGCTTTGAGTACGAGGACAACACCGCAGAACTGGAAAGGCAGAAAAACGCGCTGTCCAAGGCCAATTCCGAGGCTGCGGAATGGAAGCGTAAGCACAATGCGCTTCTGACTGACGAGCAGAGGAAGCAACAGGAGCAGGCCGAAAAGTGGGAGAACATGGAAAAGGAACTGGCCGGTCTGCGGAAGGAAAAAACCGTTGCCGGTTACAAAGCAAAGCTGGTTGCTCAAGGTTATGATGAAGCCCTTGCGGACGCTACTGCGGCGGCCATGGAATCCGGCGATATGGCTACGGTTTTTGCCAACAACCAGACGTTTTTGGAAAAATACGCCCAAAAAGTCATTGCGGACAAGCTGAAAAGAACGCCCAGAGGCGCGGATGGAAACCCCGGCGGCGCAATGACCAAGGCGGATTTCCTGAAACTCGACACCAAATCCCAGATGGAGTTTATCAAGAACAATCCTGACTGGAAAACAATTTTGAAATGATTATGGAGGTAAAACATTATGGCTACTTATCTTGGCTTTCCGTTTGACCCCGAGCTGTTTAACTACAACTGGGCAAATGCGAAAGACCCCACCCTGACCGCGATGTTTGAGAGCGGCGCTGTCGCCCCGAACGCAGAGCTGGCGAGTTTGATTTCCAACGGCTCCGATTTCTACACCCTGCCGTTCTACAAAGTTATTGGCGGCACTCCTGAGAACTACGATGGCGCGACTGACATCACCCTGACCGACCCCGAAGGCAGCGCTCAGAATGGTATCGTGTTTGGCCGCGCCCACGGCTGGAAGGAGAAGGACTTCATCGTTGATTACAACAGCGGTGCCGACCCCATGCAGCAGATCGTGTCTCAGGTGTCCAAGTATTGGCAGAAGCAGCGCCAGTCCATCATGCTGAAAATCCTGAATGCGGTGTTCGGTGTGACCGGCAGCGGTGAGTTTGCCGGTTGGGCGAACCACATCACTGACCTGTCTTCCGCGTCCACCACCGTTGCGGACGCAAACAAGATGGGCGCTACCACCATTGGCGATGCGATTCAGAAGGCCGTGGGCGACAATCAGGACGCTTTCCGGCTGGTGTTCATGCACAGTAAGGTCGCCACCAATATGGCTGGCCTGAAGCTGCTGGACTTCCTGAAATACACCGACGCCAACGGCGTTGAGCGCCCCCTCCGCATTGGCACCGTGAATGGCATGACTGTTGTCGTAGATGACAGCTGCCCCGCCACCGCCGCTACCAGCGGAGAAAGCGCGAAAGCGGCCACCTACACCACCTACGTCCTCGGCCTTGGCGCAATTCAGTACGCCCCCGCTCCCGTGAAGGTTCCTTCCGAACTGACCCGTGACGCGCTCAAGGGCGGCGGCTATGACGCGCTGGTGACCCGTATCCGTGAAACCATGCACCCCAACGGTTTCAGCTTCACGAAGCCAACTTCTGGCTATACCGCTTCTCCCACGGATGCACAGCTTGCGGCATCTGCCAACTGGTCTATCGTGGCCGACCCGAAGACCATTGCGCTGGCAAAGATCATCACCAACGGCTAAGGAGGTTCACCATGTTCTATGTTTCTGACGGGAAAGTGTATGTGCGCGAGGGAGATCACTTTCGCAACGTGGGCTTTACCGCAAAGGACAAGGTGATTACCCGGCGCGAACTTGAGAGCACTTCTGTGGTGATGGGAACGGTAGTCGTTGATACCCTCAACGACCCCGTACCGCTCACCCGCGAGGAAGTTATCACCAAGTTTGGTTTATCGGAGAATAATCCTATTCCCGTTATCAAGAAACCACGCAAGAAGGCGGGAGAACCCGTAGAATGAAAGGAGGTAAGAAACCGTGCAGGAAGCCGAGAAAAACGCATTGGTAAAAGCCATGGCGAATGAAACCGACGAAAGCACGGTTTCTGCCTACCTTGGCATTGCGGCAAGCAAGATTTGCCGCAGGGCATACCCGTTTGACCCTTCCATTATGGAGGTTCCGGAGCAGTACAGCTATCTACAGGTGGAGATTGCTACGTATCTTCTGAACAAGCGAGGTGGAGAGGGTGAGCTATCTCACAGCGAGAACGGCATTTCCCGTTCCTACGAGAACGGGGACGTTCCGGAATCCATGATGCGACAGATCGTTCCCATGGCCGGGGTTCTGTGAGGTGACAGTATGAGAATCATGGAGCGAAACAAGCAAAGCTTCTGGTATCTGCTGTATGACCGGAAAGTGCCTGTCACCGACGAAGACGGCAACGAAACCGGCGAGGAAACTGTTGTGTACAAACCTGCCGTTTCCTTCCGCGCCAACGTATCCGCTGCGACCGGGGCTTCTCAGGTGGAGCAGTTCGGCAATGTTGCCGGGTATGACAAGGTCATCGTTACGGATGACATGGCCTGTCCCGTTGACGAGAATACCGTGCTGTTCCTGGACAAGGAACCTGTGTATGACGAGGACGGGAAGCCCCTGTATGACTACATGGTCAGACGGGTGGCAAAGTCTCTGAACTCAGTGTCCATCGCCGTTACGAAGGTGAGCGTGTCGTGAGCTACAAGAAAATTGTGGTTCCGCTGTCGGTTTCCGGCATTCAGAAGATTCAGGACGAATTGAAGGAATACCAGCGCTGGCAGAAGGAAAAGGCTGTGGAGCTGGCACAGAGGCTTGCCATGCTGGGCGCTTCCGTGGCTTCTATCCGGTTTTCCAGAGCCATCTACACCGGTCCAAAGAACGCCGCCGTTACCGTTGAGGCCGTCCCCAAGGGCTACAGGGTGAAAGCAAACGGGGAATCCGTGCTGTTCATCGAATTTGGCTCCGGCGTGACCTACGGCAGCGGCCATCCAGAGGCCCAGGAGTTTGGCATGGGGCCTGGAACATACCCAGATGGCAAAGGGCACTGGGATGACCCCAGAGGCTGGTATTTGCCCAAAGAGAAGGGCGGCGGCCACACATACGGAAATCCTCCTGCAATGCCCATGTATGAGGCGAGAAAACAAATTGAGCAGGAGCTTCCGAGAATCGTCAAGGAGGTATTCAGTCTATGATCGATATTGAGAAGCTGGTATACACTCCCATTGCTGAGTCCCTGCGCAAGCGCTTCAAGGGAATCACTGTCTCCGGCGAATATGTGAATGCCCCGCCAAAGTTCCCCTATGTGAGCATCGTAGAGCAGGACAATTATATGTCCACGAACCGACTGGACAGCGGTAGAAGTGAGAAATTCGCCACTGTGATGTACGAGGTCAACGTGTACTCCGACAAGGCGGGAAGCAAGAAGTCCGTATGCCGGGAGATCATGGGGGCTGTGGACGAAATGCTCTACAAACGGAATTTTACAAGGATTTCTCTGTCACCTGTTCCGAACATGGAAAACGGAACGATTTACCGTCTGGTTGCCCGGTATCGGGCGGAGACGGACGGCGGGACAATCTACCGCAGGTAAATATTCGTTACCTTTCCGTAAGGGCGGAAAGAGAGCCGAAGGGCTGCTTCACAGGAGGCAGCCCGTTTTTTATTACAACGAAAGGAATGATGACTTATCGCGATTTCTACCTATAAAGTCTTCCTCATGAAAAAGGGAAGCACCGGCAACACCTACGAAAAGCTCATTGACATCAAGGAATTCCCTGATCTGGGCGGCGATCCGGAGATGCTGGAAACCACTACCCTGTCTGACAAGATGCAGACCTACATCGCCGGTATCCAGTCCTTGGATGCCCTCTCCTTCACGGCGAACTACACCTTGGATGACTACAAGAAGCTGGTTGCTCTCAACGGAAAGACCGAGAGCTACGCTGTGTGGTTCGGCGGAACCGGTGACGGCACGAACCTGACCCCTACCGGCTCTGACGGCAAGTTCAAGTTCGATGGTCAGCTGACTTGCTACCCCACCGGCGGCGGCGTCAACGAGGTTGTAGACCTGAACATTTCCATTGCCCCGTCCACGCCCATTGAGCTGGACGACGCGACCTGAGCCAAAACACAGACCACACATTTTTAAGGAGGATTAGCGATGGCTAAGAAAATCTGCATTCCCTACAACGGCAAGAAGTACAGTTTGGAGTTCACACGCTCCACGGTTTCCGCCATGGAGAAGACCGGGTTCTCCATCAATGAGCTTGGCGACAAGCCCGCTACCATGATCCCCATGCTGTTCAGCGGCGCTTTCGCGGCGAATCATCCCAACACCAAGGTTGCTACCATCAACAAGATTTACGACGGTCTGAGCAACAAGTCCGGCCTTATGAAGGTGCTGGCGGAAATGTACTCCGAGGCCGTGTACACCCTGCTTTCCGATGATGAAGAGGAAAACGAGGGAAACCCCGGCTGGGAAGCAGTAGAGTAAGCGAACTTCTTTCCGAAAACGGAGGGGGTGGGGAGACCCCTACCCCCTCTTACGCTTACACAAATATCTTCAAGAAGTTATTCCCGTACTATCTTGCAATCGGCATGACCTATGACCAGTTCTGGAATCAGGACGTGGAACTGGTGAAAGCCTACCGAGAAGCTGACAAGATCAAACGGGACTTGAAGAATCAGGATATGTGGATGCAAGGGGCTTATTACTATGAAGCCCTTCTGGATGCCGCCCCGGTTCTGCGGTTCAGTTTCAGCAAGAAGCCTCCGAAGCCGGTTCCCTACCGGGAGCAGCCCTTTGAGCTGCACACTGGGCAGCGGAAAGCGGCGGATAGTGGAGAAAAGCAGCTGACCCAGCAGGAAAAGAGCGACAAAAAGGCGAAAGCCATGATGGAGATGTTTATGGTATCCATCAACAAGAAATTTGAGAAGAAGGGCGGTGAAGGGAATGGCTGACAATGTGGAAATGCAGGGCATTGAGTTTCAGATTGTGAATGACAGTGCCGCGGCATCCGCGGGTGTAGAGCAGCTGGCCAAGAAACTGGCGGCGTTGAAATCATCCATCAGCGGTTCCACAACTGCCCTTTCCAAAGTTGCAGCAGGAATTTCGCAGATCAAGAATGCCGTGAACAACATGAACACCGGCGATTTTGCGAATAAGATAAACCGCATTAGCAGCTCCCTGAGCAATCTGAAAGGCCAGACGGATAGCCTGAAAATTTCCGCGTCCATTGGAAACCAGCTGGCGGCCATCAATCAAGCAATCACCAATCTGCCGGACACCCCCGGAGAAAAACTGCGGAATCTGGCATCCGGATTGCAGCCTCTGTCCGAGCTTGGCCGGTCTAATATGACTTCCTTCATCAACCAGCTGAAAAAGCTGCCAGAGGTCATCCAGGAGCTTGAAAAAGCGGACATTGGCAAGTTCACTCAGCAGATGAAAGACCTGGCTTCGGCCATGAAGCCATTTGCGGATGAAATGAACAAGGTTTCCTCTGGGTTTTCGGCATTTCCAAGCAGAATTCAAAGGCTGATTACATCGACTGAGCAGTACAACGGTACGGTAAGGCGGGCAGCCACAAGCACAAATGCTTGGAACAGTGCGCTCAAAGCAATCAGCTTTGTGGCCATATACCGGGCGGCGGCAAAGCTCCTGGGTATCGCAATTGCAAAATCGTCCCAGTACACGGAGGATTTGAATCTGTTCACCGTTTCAATGGGGAAGTACGCCGAGGAAGCCTATAACTACGCCCAGAAGGTTTCTGAGGTAATGGGCATTGACCCCGCTGAATGGATGCGGAATCAGGGCGTCTTTAACACCATTATCACAGGTTTCGGTGTGGCTGGTGACAAGGCAGCGTTCATGGCCAAGAACCTGACGCAGTTGGGCTATGACCTTGCCTCCTTCTATAATATCGATTTTGAATCGGCAATGCAGAAGGTTCAGTCCGGTATTTCCGGAGAACTCGAACCTCTGCGGCGGCTTGGCTACGACCTGTCTGTTGCCCGGTTGGAGCAGGAACGCTTGAATCTCGGAATTGACAAGAGCGTTTCCAGCATGACGCAGGCGGAGAAATCCCAGCTGCGGTACTACGCCATGATGACGCAGGTAACGCAGGTGCAAGGTGATATGGCACGAACGCTGGAAAATCCGGCAAACATGCTGCGGGTACTACGGGCGGAACTAGAACAAGCCGCACGTGCCGTGGGAAACATCTTTATTCCGATTCTGACGAAGGTTCTGCCAATTGCTATTGCCGTGGCAAGCGCCTTGCAGGAAATCATAGCGGCCATTGCCGCCCTGTTCGGGGTAACGGTAAAGTCCCCGAAATGGGGGGATGCGATTGGGAGCGCTTCTGCCGGGAGCGGTGCCATTGCCGACAACATGGACAGTGCCGCCGGGTCTGCCAAGGAACTGAAACGATACCTTGCCGGGTTTGATGAACTGAATGTCCTCCCCGACCAGAATCAGGGCGGCAGTGGAAGCGGAGCCGGTGCAGGCGGTGGAGACCTTGGCTTAGACTTGCCGGGGTATGATTTCCTGAAAAATGCAGTAACCACGCAGATTGACGAGTGGAAAAAGAAACTGGAGCCGCTTGTTTCCTTTGTTAAGGACAATCTGAAAGAGATTCTGGAGCTTATTGCCACAATCGGAATTGCGCTACTTGCATGGAAGTTATCAAACGATTTCCTGAACGGAATTATGGCACTCAAAACGCTTGGGAAAAACGGCCTTTCCATTCCGCTTACGATTGCCGCAGGCGTGATTCTGACAGCCGCCAGTTTTTCAATCGAGTTTAGAGCCATTAAAGACGCCATCGAAGATAAGCTCAATAGCTTCAATTTCGGGGAGATCATTCTGAGTGGTTTAGGCGGAACTGTAGGCGCTGGGGTTATCGGAAAAGGAATTGGGCAGCTAATTTTCAAGGCGTTCAAGGGAAGCGCTGTAGCCAAGGCGATTACTGCGGGCGGCGGAACGATAAGCACGGGACTTATCGGGGCAGCCATCGGTGGAATCGTTGCTGGAATCCCAATGTTCGTTACCGGCGTATACGACGCGATCGTGAATGGGCTGAATACCCTCAATGGATTACTGATTCCGGCGGGGTCTACATTAGCTGCTACGGGAATTGGCGCAATCATTGGTACGGCGATAGGCTCTGTCGGCGGCCCTGTTGGTGCAGCTATCGGCGCACTCGTTGGCCTAGTAATAGGTGCACTGACAGACCTTGGCATTCTGATTTATCAGAAATGGGATGAAATTTGCGCTTTCTTTGCACCTGTTGCGGAATGGTTCAATATAAACGTTGTGCAACCAATATCCGGATTCTTCTCCGGACTTTGGACGGATATTGTTAAAACGTTTTCACCAGCTGTTACATGGTTCTCTGATCTGTGGAAAAGTGTAAGCCAGACATTTGAGGATGTCTTCTATAACATCGGAGTGCTTGTGAGCGGAACGTGGGAAACCATCAAGATTGTTTGGGGCATCGTTTCTGGCTGGTTCGATACAAACGTTATCCAGCCGCTTTCTAACCTGTTTTCTTCCCTTTGGGACGGAATAACGAAGTGGGCTTCCGACACATGGGCGAAGATTTGCGATGGCTTCTTGACTGCATACAACTACATTAACACCCATTTCTTAACGCCTTTGAGAACAGCTGTGGCGACGGTATTTGACGGGCTGGTTGGCGCAGTAAAAGCAGCACTGAATGGCGTAATATCTGCACTCAATTCTGCACTGCGCTGGATATTCGGCGGAATCAACAGCATTTTAAGTGATCTCAAGAATTTCAGCATTGCCGGATATTCGCCATTTGCAGGCCTGAGAACAATTAGCGTTCCTCAAATTCCGATGCTTGCCGACGGCGGTTTTGTAGACCAAGGCCAACTCTTTATAGCCCGTGAAGCGGGCGCAGAAATGGTTGGCTCTATTGGCAGAAGAACGGCTGTTGCCAACAATGACCAGATTGTTGAGGGTATCGCAACGGCTACCCGTGAAGGAAACGAAGACCTCATCAACGCCCTGTATGCTGTCGCTCAGCAGATTATCGCGGAAATGCGCAATCAGGACAACGGAGGTGGCGGCGGATATGACTTTGACCGGGCTGTCCGGGATGCCCAGCGCAGGAACGCAAGAATGTATGGATAAGCGAAAGGAGTGAAAACGGCATGAAGATGATGCTCAAGATAAACGGCGTGGACTTCATGCCGTTCATCGCCAAACAGGGCGTAAAGTGGCAGCGCAACGACATTGACGCACCCAATTCCGGGCGCACAATGGACGGAACAATGCAGCGTGGCCGGGTGGCTACCAAAATCCGCCTGGACATCACCTGCCGCCCGCTAAAGGCTGAGGAAGCTATGACCGTGTTGCATACCATTCTCCCGGAATATGTGACCGTGGACTACTACGACCCTATGAGCGGGTACCGCAACAATGTGACCATGTACTCCAACAATAACCCTGCATCTTTCCTGATAGAGAAGCCGGAAGACGATTGGTGGAGCGGCATTACCTTTCCCCTGATTGAGAGGTGACGGGCACTTATGCAGAACGTATCGCAGGAATACCGGGACATTGTAGCTGGCAACCACTGGTTTGAAAACCGCCTCTGCATCGGTGATACCGGAAAGCTAATTGACAAAAGCGGAAGCGCAATCACGTTCGGCGGAGTGCGCATTCTGGTAGATAGCGGTGGCGCCGAAACCGGCTACGGTGAAGAACTGCTGATATCAATGGAGCAGAAGCAACCGCTTCTTTCCGATTCTCCTGACGTTGGAAAAACCTGCGCCGGTGAGATCAACGTTGAAATGATTCATCCCTATGGTGATATCCCAAAACGTGCGCTTCTTCGGCCATATATCAGAGCTGCAAATGAGAATGCCGTCTCTGAATGGCTACCCCAAGGAAAGTATTACATTGACAAACGGAGCGAAGGGGAAATCGGCGACCGGACAAAACTAACGCTCCACGGATACGACGGGATGCTGCTTCTGGAAGAAGACTATCCGGCAGAATCCTCCCTTAACTGGCCTGCAAGTGACATTGAAGTTCTGAAAGAGATTTCCGATGCAGTCGGCATCTCGCTGGATAGCCGGGTATATCAAATCGTCACCTCTGGCTACGAAATCCCGTACCCTGCCGGGTACAGCTGCCGCGAGGTCACTGGCTACATCGGCGCAATGTACACCGGCTCCTGGGCTATGACGGCCACCGGAGAATTGATGCTGGTCACGCTCACGGGTCTTCCGAAGGAAACCAACTATCTGGTTGTTGGCGGAAGCGATAACAGAGCGATCACGTTTGGAGGTGTCAGAATCCTTGTTTGATAAGTTCATCATCGGGTCTGCCGCCGACAGCCTGAAAATATCAGACCCACTCAGCGCGTACAGCCGCGTCACGTTGAAGGTTGCTGACGGCGTGGAGTATACGGCGGGTACAGACAGCGGCAAGGAACTGATCTCCGAAAACCCTTTCGGAACTCAGAAAATGGCAAACGACATGTTGGCCAGAATCAACGGCTATTCCTACCAGACGTATACGGCTACAGGCGCAATCTTAGACCCGGCGGCGGAGATTGGAGACGCGGTTCAGGTTAAAGGAACCTATGGCGGCATCTACAGCGTGTCAAAGTCCTACGGGAAAATGATACGCGCAGATGTTTCCGCCCCCGGCTCTGAGGAAATCGACGAATCCGCTCCCTATAAATCCCACGAAACACGTAAAGTAGAACGTCAGTTTATAGAAACCAGGGCGCAACTGAAAATTCAGGCCGACCAGATTTCCGCCGAAGTCTCTGCCCGTATCGAACAGGGGGACGAACTCACCTCGCGGCTGGACATTCAGAGCGACCAGATCTCCGCGCGGGTGACCAAAACCGGCGGTGACAGTTCGTCCTTTGGCTGGGAGCTGCTTGACGATTCCTGGACGGTCAAGGCCGACAATACCACGGTGTTCCAGATCACCAAGTCCGGTGCGGAAGTCCGTGGGAAGATCACCGCCTTGAGCGGCAAAATCGGCGGGTTTGATATCCAGTCCGACTACCTAAGCTATAACAATCAGGACTGGAACGACACCAACAGTCAGGGTATTTACATTGGTGTCAAAGGCATTCAGTGCGGCCCTGGGGATACAGGCGTGCAGATTACGCCGGACGGCAATCTGTACGCTGAGAATGGCTATTTCCGGGGAAGCGTCAGAGCCGGTATGATTGACTACGGTGGAGACGATGGCTATTTCAACGGCGGAGGCATTTCCACCGGTAGTATCTACGGCAGCCGACTGGTAGATAATACGGTATCTACTACGTACACCAGTGAAGGTATTAACGAGTCTCTCGGATTCGCTGATTTTGCAAATGGCGTATTCAATGGCTGGAATACCGCGACATACGTTGATGCAACCATATTGTACGCTAGTACTTTCTACTTTGGGGATTATCAGGTGCAGTGGCGTTCGATTACAGACGGAAATGGGCTAACACAAATTGTATTAGCGAGAGTATCGGAGTAGTGGGGCATTGTAATGGAAAAACTGAAAACAGCAACAGGAAGGGAATTTGACTGTGATTATTTTAATCCCTTTCCACAAATCGGGCAAATCAATATACGCATTACTGGAGAGTCTTTAGCAACGATTGCTACTGTATTTGGAGATCCTGCGGAGACGATACAAATGTGGTACGGAAATCAATATGCCGCGCAATACACAAAACTAATAGCTATTGTACCTAGCTCTGCGGCTACTCGTGTTGTACTAGGGAAGGAGTAAGAATATGAACCCTGTAATGAAACTTAGGGCAGTCCTGAATACCCTTGAGGGCGTTCAGGTCGCAGGACGGGAGAACTGGGACAGGATGCTGGGCAGTATGCAGGCCATTGAAGAAGTGGTGCAGGCGCTGTCTGCGCCTCCTGCACCTGACAAGAAGGCTGAACAGGAGGAAGCAGATGGCAGATAAAGCAATATCCGAGCTGATTGCAGCAGAACAGATAAAAGCCGCTGACCTTTTCGTCCTGGAACAGGACAGCGCGGCAAAGAAGCTGACGGGACAAATTCTACTGAACTGGCTGACCGCCGCCGCTGACGGCCATGGCGGTATCAGCAGCATCGTGAAGCATTCCACCAGCGGCCTGACGGATACATACCGTATCACCATGGCGGACACCACTACCTCTGACTTCACCGTAAAGAACGGGCGGGGCATTTCAGCCATTGCCAAAGTCTCCGTCAGCGGGCTGGTAGACACGTACCGTATTACCTATAACGATAATACCACCAGCACGTTTACCGTAACGAACGGCGCAAAGGGCGATAAGGGCGACAATGCATACGTCTGGATTCGGTACGCGTCTCAGAAGCCCACGGCGGCTTCTCATAGCTTCGGTGTCCTCCCTGACAATTGGATGGGCGTATACAGCGGCAATTCCGCAACCGCCCCAACAGACTGGACGAAGTATCAGTGGTTCGAGATCAAGGGCGAAAAGGGCGACATCGGGAACCCAGCGCTGTTGACCAGCCAGTCCGTAACATATCAAGCCAGCACATCCGGGAATGTTATACCGTCCGGAAACTGGCAAGGCAGCATTCCCACGGTAGCACAGGGCGCTTATCTGTGGACGCGAGTTGCAATGACGTTCAATTCCGGAACACCGATTTATGCCTACTCCGTCTCCCGTATGGGCTTGGATGGCACCGGAGCTGTATCCAAAGTGTGCGGCAAAGAACCTAACTCCAATGGAAACGTTGAGCTAGAAGCTGAAAATGTTGGGGCATTGCCTAGTGCTGGCGGCTTAATGACCGGAAATATTGTCATGAACTCCCATCAAATTAAAGCATTAGGTGCGCCCGCGGACAGCGCTGATGCCGCGACCAAGGGGTACGTAGATACGGCGTCAAGTAATGCCAAAACGATTGCAAAGACTGCAACGTTAACTGCTGCCGGTTGGTCTGCCAGCGCCCCGTATACCCAGTCTGTTACGGTCTCCGGTCTGACGGATACAAAACGTGCGATGGCTTATCCAGTGTACGGGAGCAACACGGCCACCAATCTTGCGCTGAAAGAGGCGTGCGGTATGGTGAGCTTCGCTTCCCGGTCAGGCAGCGTGCTGACGTTTACCTGCCTTGAGGACAAGCCCACGGTGAATATTCCGATTACGGTGGAGGTGTACGTATGAGTATTGCGGTGCCTTTATATGGATTTGGTGCCAGCGGTGGCGGCACAGGCGGCACCCTTACCGTTACAGCCCCGGCGAACGTCACTGTGACTGTTTCCAAGGACGGCAAGACGAAGACCAAGAACTCCGGCACCAGCGGTGTGGTGGCCTTCAAGGGGCTTGCAAGCGGGACGTGGACGGTTACCATCACCGGTGACGGCAAGACCGCCCAAAAGAATGTTGTGGTCACAACCGATTATTCAACCGTGATTGCATTTTTCACAGCCACCATCAACATCACCTATCCTTCCGGTTCGACATGCACTTGCTCTGACGGCACAACGACTCTATCCGCCCCTGACACCAGTGGTACATGGGCTTGCATTGTGCCGAACGCCGGGACGTGGACTGCGGCCGCTACAGATGGGGTAGAAAACACCAGTGAATCTGTATCTATAACTACAGATGGTCAAACTGTGGCTGTGGAGCTGAGTTACTATACCTACCTATTCAAGCCGAATACAGATACTACCAATGTGACTGGTGGTTGGCAATTAAACAGCAAGGGTTCACTAGACAGTGCAGGGGATCAACTAGTAGCTACATTTACGAACGCCTACGATCGCGGCAACGCCTTTAACGTGGCAACCATCAATAAAATCGATTTTACGGAATTCACTACGTTGGTGGCTACATGTAAAGCTGCGGATAAGAACAACGCAGCGCCTAGATCCGCCACCTTCGCAGTAGCCAGCACTCAGGCCGGGTTTAATGCCGCTGGCACAGCGTCTACTAAGGTTGCATCCACTACTTTTAGCAATAGCACAACTACCGTTCAAATAGACGTATCTGGGATATCGGGATCGTACTACGTAACATTTGTTGTGGAGTTGTCCAGTTACAACACGGGAACGCTTACTGTAGATGAAGTTAAATTGATGAAATAGGAGGCGCGTATTGTGAAAACAATCTATCTTGATTCCGATTTCAAATGCCACATTTCCGTTGCTGATGGACGAACGCAGGTTGAAACAGACGCATTCGACGGTAAGTGCGACGCTTACATTGAGGGCTATCGCTTCATCCCATCCGGTCAGACGTGGACACGTGCTGATGGTGTGGTGTTCACCGGCGAAATGATTGCCCCATGGAAGCCGTGGGCGGAGTTGGACACCGCTCAGCGGGAGTATGAGCGGGAGCAATACCAGACGGTTGTTGCTCAGAACGCCGATTATGAGGCCGCATTATCCGAAATTGAAACCGCTCTGGGGGTGACCACATGACGATCGAAGAACGCAAAAACGCCATTCTTGCGAAAATCGCGGAAATGAAAGCCAGCGGCGGCGAGGAACAGCTGAAAGAGCTGGATGAAGCCTACAAGAAAGGGGTTGACAGTCTGTGACACAAGAGGAAAGAAAAAGCATCATGTATGCTCAGGGACGGGCGAACGCGCTTGCCTTGCAGGAGAAGGCCCCGGACATGACAGGCACTGAACTAAATGCTGTAGATAGTAATATTCCCAGTTTCAAGGCTGCTCTGGCAAACAAAAACATGTTGGAGCGCAAGACCGGGTTTGTGTGCCAATCGTCTGCTGGCCGTGTGGTGCGGCTGGTGCAGCCCTATGACAGCACTATCTACACTAAGGAGCCAGAGGAACTTCCCGCACAGTGGGGGTTTGCTTGGAGCACAGACCCAGCGAAAGCGTTGCCATTCGTCGCCATGTCTACTAGCCCCTATAATAAGGGCGACTGCTGCACGGAAGGCGGTAAAGTATACCGTTCAACGATGGGCAATAATGTATGGTCGCCGTCCGCATACCCCAAGGGCTGGGAAGAGGTGAACGTATGACGGTAAAGCAAATTCAATGCCTTCTAGCCTATCTGGGCTATTCTCCCGGCACGATTGACGGCGTTGATGGCAGAAACACCCAAGGGGCAATTCGGGCGTTTCAGGCTGACTACGGGCTTGCCGTGGACGGGATACCGGGAGCCGCTACCCAGAAAATGCTGATTGGTGCTATCGCCGGGACGGCGGTAAAGGTAGAGAAGCCGGAAAGCAGCGACGCGCCGAAGACGGGGACGTTCTGGGACGACATCAAGTACTTCACCCGGGAAGAGTTCCGGTGCCAGTGCGGCGGGAAATACTGCAACGGTTTCCCCGCTGAACCGGCAGAAGAAACCGTCCGCATGGCGGATGAGATACGCCGTCGGGCGGGGGTTCCCCTGAATGTGAATTCCGGTGTGCGGTGCAAGCGGCACAACGCAGAAGTGGGCGGAGTATCCAACTCCCTGCACACCACGGGACAGGCCGTAGACCTCTCAGGGGCGATCTCCCCGGAGAAGCTGTATGCCATAGCGCAGGAGGTACAGACCGAGAAAATCCCCGGGCGGGGTGGCCTGGGGCTGTACGGATGGGGTATCCACGAGGACAACGGGAAGTACAGCCGTTGGAACGGCTGAGAAGGGAGTATGCCAATGGAAGAAACGGAAATCGCCGGGAGGCTTTCTGCGGTAGAACAGCGGAGCAAATCCAACTCCCACCGTCTGGACGCGCTGGAACGGCACACGGAAGCGGTGAACACGCTGGCAACATCTGTCGCCGTCATGGCGGAGAAGGTGGAAGTTACCGGGGAGAAGGTTGACGGCCTCTGCACGGACGTGCAGGAGCTGAAATCCGAACCCGGCAAGCGGTGGAAGTCGATGGTAGAAAGGGTCATCTACATCGTCGTAGCCGCTGTTGTAGGGTTTATTCTTGCCCGGCTTGGGCTGGGCTGATTTTTAAGGAGGAAAACAAAATGATTAACTGGATTGTACGCATCAAAAACAAGAACTTCTGGATGGCCGCGATTCCCGCGCTGCTTCTGCTGGCGCAGACGGTGGCCGCCCTGTTCGGCGTTACGCTGGACTTGGGCGAGATCGGCGACAAGCTGCTGGCCGTGGTGAACGCCGTGTTTGCCCTGCTGGTGATCCTGGGCGTGGTCAATGATCCTACCACCGCCGGTATCGCTGACAGCAAACAGGCAAGAACTTACAGTTCCCCCAAGAAGGAGGACTGATGCCATAAATGGATAAATCCCGGATAAACCGGTTGGTTGTGAAAGAATTTGACAGGCTGGCGTATCTAACGCCACTGGAAATGGATGTCCTAACCACCCGTGCCGCCGGGAAAAGCCAGATATGGCAATCACAAAATCTCCATGTGTCCCAAGCCACGATAACCAGGGTTGTCCGAAGATTGCAGCAGAAATATGATGCAGTCAAGGGGTACAGTGCCACACTCCCGGATGACCTAGTTATTTGACCACAAATTGACGATTTTCTGACGAAAACCAGGCGAAACGATGATGATTCGTTCGCCTGGTTTTTTGTTATTATAATGACAGAAGGTGGCCACCTCCTAATATTTTGAAGGAGGACTTCTAAACTATGGAAGTAGAAAAGGATTATGCAAGCAAAGGCGTAGCCGGTGCCGGTCTTGGTACGGGTATTGCCGGTCTGGCGCTGGGCGTGATGAACGCTGCGGGCGGTCTGGGCGCTCTGGCTCTCGGCAACCGCAATTCTGCTCCCCCCGCTCCCGTTATGCCCGCCATGCCCTATGGGGTTGGCTACGGTTGGGGCGGGTGCAGCGAGAACATGCCCGTGAGCCGGTATGAACTGGATCGTGAGCAGCAGCTCGCCGCCAAGGATTCCGAAATCGCGCTGTTGAAGGCAAACGCTTACAACGACCAGAAATCCATTGAGCTGTACGCTTACATTGACGGACAGCTCAAGGACATTCGCAAGACCCTGTGCGATCAGGCCGTACACAATCAGCGCACTGAGGACAGCTTTGCGCTGGTTCGTCAGGATGTGGAATGCGTTCGGGCTGAACTGTCCAAGGACATCAAGATCGAGGCAGAGCGGCGTTGCTGCGCTGACAATTCCATCGTGACCTACGCCAACGCGACCTTCTATCCGAAGCAGGTTGCCGACGTGACCACCGGAACCGGAACCACGGCACAGACGCTGTACAACCCCCTGCCCAAGTGCGGCGGGTGCTGCAACGGTTGATTCCCGACAATTGGGGCGGCAACCGCCGCCCCATACTTTCAAGGAGGTAATTTATGATTCCTATGGAAAACGTGCAGGCAGGGCTTGCAAGATTCATTGACAGAAGCATTGCCCCAAGTCTTTCCGGCTGGGACAGAGTTCTGGTTGCCGGGGCCGGTGGCCTCTTGACGGCCAACATTCCGAATATTATCGCCCAGTATGCGGAGCACCCCATGTTTAAGGCGCTGGGCGTTTACGATATGGAGCATGGCACGGTGGACGTTGACGCCCTGTACAACGCCGCAAAGCCATACATGGGGACAGAGGCGCTGCCCGTAAAAATCCCCGGAATCGGGCTTACGCTCAAGCTGGGAAAGCAAGATATTGATACGCTGTATGCGTACATTCAGGAGGGTATCAGATGAAAGAAATCAAACTGCTGATGGAGCACATTGAGGACGAGCTGGAAGACGCGCACACCTACGCGGAGCTGGCCGTGGAATATAAGCACGACGACCCGGAGC